TCTGGCCACGCCAAAAAATGTTGCCCCCGCTATCCTTGATTATCAACTCCAGGTCTGAGACACCACCTTCAACGGCAGATAAGATGTCATCAACAATGGCATTCGACGGGTCTATCAGTGTCACCGTGGCCTCTGAGGGCATGATAGGCGACACCTCGATGTCTTCAGACATCTTCCAGTTTATTTTCGTATGGCCCCTACCAGATGCCACCATAGACGTAGGCGAGCCTACAAATCCATCCTGGTGTATCTCCCAAGAAAAGGAGCTGCTGCCATAGGACGAAAAAGAATGGGTGTATTTGCTTCCCATTATACCGCTATTCCAAGAGGATCTGAAATTCCCTGTCTACGCTGAGCGGCCACCTCATTTGATATAAGGGCCACCAGGCTTCTGCCAGATGCTACAAGCTGACCGCTGATTTCCGTGCGCTGTGATATGCCCGTCACGCTGCTTGCATCCTGCCCGGTGAACCCTATGCTGCCAGGTAGGTCCCTTATGTTGGTTATGCCGCCAAGCCTGTTTGGCGCACTCCCTATATTGGTCCCAGATACACCTGAGCTGCCGGGCTTGGCTGCCGCAATGGTGGCTATCTGCGCGGCGCCAGTAGCGGCAATCGTAGCTGCAACGCCAAGAGAAAGCGGAAATGGAACGTCGCGAAACGCCCTTGTTATACCTACAGCCGTATTAACAACTGCCTCGGCAATGCCAAAGGCTTTCCCGACCGTAAATAGCCTGCCATTCGTTTCTGCCCCCATCTCTGCCAGGCGGGAGAAGGCATCCCCGGCCTGCCCGAGGGAATTGCCAATCAGGCCGCCGACCTTTATGATAGTGTCGGCGTTGTTGTTTAACATGCCGAGTATAGTTTCGCCGAAGCTGCCCTGTATCCTGGCGAGCGCATCTGCGGTGCCCTGAGCCTTTAGCTCTGCCATGTCGCCGATGGTCTGCAGCTCTGTGTTGAGGTTCTCCCTCGTGGATCGGCCGAAGGCCTCTGCCTTCTTCTTCCTTTCCTTTTCTTTCTCCTCGTCTCCCTTCAGGTCATTTGAAATACTACCACTGCCCCTGAATCGGGCGAGGTCCGGGCGCTCAGGCGATTCCGACAAAACGCGCAGAAGCTCTTGCCGTATCTTGATCTGCTTATTTACCCTGCCGATCTCCCTGGCAACTTCACCCTCGTTCAATTTAATAGCATTGAGCAAGTCGGCCGATTCCTTCATGGCGTCATTAAGCATGCCAAAGGCCTCTGTGCCCACAACGCCTATAGCCTCCTCCAGAACATCCCCTATGTCTACCACTGGGAGGTCCTCGAGCGCATTTGCCATCTTGCCCAGCGAATCTACATCCCTCTCTCGCTGAGTGAATACAGACTCCATCGCCTTGGCAAGCTCTCTGTTTTGCTTTTCAAGCTTCGCCTGCGCCAGCTCTTCGTCTGACAGTAGGCTTATAGCCGCCTTAGCCTGCTCATTATGCTGCTTCCTCGCCTCAGAATCCTCTCTAAATGCCTCTGTAGATTTCTTTAGCTCTTTGTTCCTTTCCTTGAGTAGCCTTAGATCCTTGTCCCTTAGGTCTGCCGAAATATCCGCCCCCAAAATCCGGGGATTAGACAATCTGACTATAGCAGCCGTGTTAGCCTTAATTTCCTTGTCGGCACGCTCCAGGGCATCGTCTATGCTTTTCTCAAGAAGCGGTACGCTCGTTGGGGCATTGCGAAGGACATCAAACAAGTCCTCGATAGATAGTCTCAGGTTGTCTATGCCCTTCTTTCCCTTGCCCTGGCCGAGATTTGCAAAAAGCTCCATGGCAGCAGTAACCGCCTGAAGTGCAAAGAGCACTCCAAGGGGGCCGGTCAGCGCCCCCTTCAAGGCCTGAAAGGCAGTCTGGGCTACCCCGGTGGCCGCCTTCTGTGCGTCAAGTTGCGTCTTCAGGAAAAACAGGCCAGTGCCAACTTGCTGCACGTTGTTCGTAATAGCCCGGATGCCCTGGGCAAACCCTACGCCGAACTGGCCAGCATCAGACAACCCCTGTCCAAGCGACGTGAGGGCGAAGACGGCGGCACCGGTAACATTGGCGTTTTCCCTCTGTGCATCAGTATTCTGCCTGGTAGCCGATGTCTCATTGTGCGTAGCGCTTGTGGCAAGCTGCCTCATCCGTATCTCGGCGGACTTGGCACGAATCATCGTCTCCGTCTCGCGAACAGCCAGTGCCTTGAGCCTTATATCGCGCTCCAGCGACGCAAGCTCCTGGTTCTCTATAGCATTCTTGGCCCGCAGTAGGTCTACTTGGGCCCTGATCGTGGCGGCCTCTGCCTTGCGAAACTCCGTAAGCGACTTCAGGCCCACCACCTGGGCCCTCGTGACCTCAAGCTGGCCCTTCAGCTCCGCAGTCGCCGCCTTGGCAATCTTGGCCATGGCCTTCTCGGCAGAGATAGACCCTCGGGTGCCCTTCTCGAACACCCGCATATTCTTGCCCAGCGTCAGCGTTCCATTAGACAGCTTCGATAGAGTATTTCTTAGCTTTCTAAAGGATGCGTCGGCACCAGCTACGTCGGCGAGCAGCTTAAACTTTATGTTCTGAGTAGGCATTATTACTTTATGGTATAACCCATGCCCTCGATAGACCGGCACTTATTTTGCCAGGCTATAGCAATCTCCTCCATCGTACAGCCTTCTGCTATCTGCTTCGCCCTAATCGGATCGTTATTGCATATATCAAGTATGATAGCGTCTATCTGGTCTGTCTCCCTATTATATTTAAGGACCCATCCAGATATGGAAACATTTTTGTCTCTCTTAGCCGTTACGGATTTGATCCTTCCGGAAGCAGCGCTTGTGTCCTTGCTACTATGGTAAAAAAATCCTTCGTCACCGCTACCTCTACGAGCGGAATACTCTCATCCTCAGAATACGGCTCATCTATGCCGTCCAAAACAAGCAGGGCCACCTCCCTGAGCGCCGATTCCTCGCTCAGCTCGCCCACCTTGCGCTGTAATCCAAGGGTCGGGGGGCGCATCTTCCCCCAGACCCCTACAGCTACCTCATACTCATCGCCCACACGGGGCGAGTAGGATCCCTCAAGAACAGCGTTAGCGTCTATCTTAGCCATATTAGAATGTAGTTACTTCTGGTTCCGAGTAGCCAAAACCAACAGCCTCTACGGCGATACCGTGAAGCCTGTTTTGGATCAATGTAGGGGATACATCGGTAAACTTTTGCGTAATGGGTATAGCTGCGCCAGAAGTGAACTCGATGATATTTCCCCAGTCATCATCTACTGCGCGGAGAACGACAGATACGGCACGAGGGCGAGACCCGTCATCAGCGGCGTAAGACTTGTATACGCTGCCCGTCATCACCTGAAAACTGCCGTCAGGGAGACGGAAGGCCAGGCGCTGCACAGCGCCATCCGTAATGCTCGAATATACGTCGCCAGGGAGCACCACATCGACCTCCAGGCCCACATTGCTATAGTAGGGCCTGCCCTTGCCGTCTGACACGTCAGAGGGATACGACGGGGACAGAGTAGGCACATCAAGCGACACTCCAAGCGAGGTCCAGCTCGTAGCAAGGCTCGCATTTGACGTACCAGAACTCGCAATAAATACGTCGCATACGTCAGTGACGTTGTCCAATAGCGGGGTAAAACGCAGCTTGCTATTTTCCAATACCTGAGTAGCGTTGTCCGTATACGTCATAGTAATGTCGGTTTCAGTACGCGCCTTCATGATTGCATTCAGCGGATTAATCGCCGATACATCATACACGTTAACCTGAAGCGACTTCTTTATGCTGCCACGATCGACGGCATGAAGCAGGCCGCTATCATAAGAGTCTTTATCGGGCGTAATCCCAAATGACTCCAGTAGGTCCGCCGTCACGGCCTGTGCCCCGAACGTAATAGATTTTATGCTGCCAGGTCCTTCAGTCCATGCCATCGTTATTCCTCAATAGTTTTTGATCCCGAAGCCTTTGACTTTGGTTTGAAGTATTCGTCGTACACGCGCTTGGAAATGCGCTTGCCGATCATGTCAACCGATCCCTCATATCCCTTATCCACCACCAGCGTGCTACCAGACGGTATCCGCACGCCCTCTATGATGGAGAAATTCTCTGTAGTTACTTTCATGTCACCCTTGGTTTTATTTGCCATTGCACTGCCCAAGCAATGAGGTTCGGGTCATCAAGGATACGCGGAATAGAACTCACCAGAGTGGCGCTTGCAATACAATCCCTCGCGTCCTGAGACAGTCTTTCACAGTCGAACAGTTCCCATGTCAGCGCGTCCTTGACGTCGTATAGGCGCCCCACTCCGTCGCTATAGGACTCCCGATTAATGCGTGATAGGATGTAGAAGTCTATATTGAAGTTCGTATATAGTGGCAGCCCGGACCCCGTGATGCGCTCTCCTGCCTCCGCTACGGGCGATATGATTACTGCCGTACTGATTCGTGTCCCTGCGCCCTGGCCGAAATGGAAGTTGACGGCCTGCGTCAGCGTGCCCACGAACTGCACCACCTGGTCTACGCGGTCCCCTACAACCATCTCGGTCTGCCCCCGCAAAGCGTTCATTAGTTCATATGTAGCACGGAAATCAGCCAAGGCGTATGCTCAGGGTTTGTGCTTCGGTTGTCGAGTTCGGCTGGTAAAGATTACGAGCGAAGACCTGGGTGAGTTCATCTGCTTCTTGTTCTGTCAGGCCCATGACAGGGCGCGATGGTACGCGGCCTCGCCCTTGCTGGTGTATGAGCATGAGTGATTCATTCGTCATTCCACTCGTAGAGTGCTGTCCCGTAGGACCAACGCTGATCTCTATGTCCTTTGCGGCTATGAACTGGCCTCTGTTTGTCGGCTGCCCTCGGAACGGGCTTCCTACCCCGCGCGGATCGAACTGTACACCCTCTCCATCGAGGACCTTAATACTGTCAAGCAGGCTGCCTGTAACCGTCAAGTCAACCGGCATTCCCACCTTCCCTGCACGCTTTGCGTACTTCTCACTGTATGACACAAATGCGCCGCCCTGTGCAGATATATTTAGGTTTCGAGTGCGGTTGCGGATAGTTTCCGCTATCAGCTCTCCGATATGAAATATGGATTGCGGGATACTATCGAGAACCCTCCGTAGCTCCTCGCCAGCTCTGTCACCTATGGCCATTATCCGATCCACCCCCTGACTCCCTCGAAAGGGGATATATTGCTGTCAGTAGTTGTCTCTAACTGATCGAAGAAATCACTATCGTTTACGATATAGCCCATAAAAGCATCAAAGGCTTCATTGAACCTGTAGCCGTTCATGGCGGCCTTCTCAATATGGTAGGACCCTGTGCCCAGGGCCTCGGTCTCATAGAAATCCTGCGCGAACTTGAAGCCCAGCATAGACTGGATTAACTTGTTCACGTGTGCCTTATTAATATCAATCGCGGCATCCATGAACTCTTCTGGCCCATCGGCCCGCTCAGAAAAAAGAGGGTTGCGCTGTATGACTCGCATTTCGACGTACCTCTTTACGTTGTTAACACGGTCCGCCGTCTTTACGGTCGTGTCAAACGTACCAAAATCCCCATCGCGCATGTCAATGGGAATGATGCCCTTCAGTGTGGCGTCTTCAATAGCGAGGTCGGCCCAAGAGCCCATAATTCATAAGCATCAAGGGGGAGAGGCCCGAAGGCCCCTCCCTCCCGTCAGCGGTTAGGTTATGACTGGTCTACGTCGAGGCAGATACCAGCGGCATCCTTAAAGGAGGCTACAACAAGATCCCAGTTGCTCCCCGTGGCGATAGCCGCAGCGGTCGGGTTTTGCCCGCCGGTGGTAATATCCCACTTGAAGCCCTTGAGCTCAAGGTTGAACGCATACTCGCCCTGTAGGGCAAGCATCAAGTTCTCCTTCATCATGATCTCACTGGTCGTGATGTACGGGGCCTCAGAGATAGTCAGAATTGCAGCATTCTCGACCAGCCCAAGGATATGGTACTCACCGATCGTACCGGCAGTACTAAACGCCGGGGCGTCAGATACAAAGGCCGGAATACCGAGCGTACCAGCATTGCCCTCGTACACGGCGAAGTCACCGACGTTGCCAGAGGCAACTGACATCTGTGCCTCAACCAGCGCGTGGAATGACGCACCGTTCATGCCCCAGCCCTTCAGGCGACCAAATTGATCACCAAGCAGCGCACGAGTACGCGTCAGGGCAACATGGTCGAGGGTCTTGTTGACCCCGAGTACAGAGTAGTCATACACGGCGCCAGGGACGTTGCGTATAGCTGCGACAAGAGAAGAGATGGCGTCGTTCACCATGCCCCTCAGCGACTCTTCTGCCATGTTAGGCGCGAGAAGCATTGTCAGGTCTTCAGGCGTACCGCCAATCTTCAGGAAGGCGTCACGTGTCTGTTCAAACACGCCATACTTACGGTTCAACTTAGGACCGATCACCTCATTCTGCGTCAGCTTGATAGGCGTCAGCGTAGTAGTGGTGTCTGTGGTGTCGCGCCGAGATACGCCACCGGAAGGACGGTCGAAGAACCGGGTCTTGTCGTAATCGCCCTCACGGGGATCGGTTATGAGCCGGATTACGCCGTTGCCGGGTCCGTTTAGTACATCGACGTTCTGAATGAGCGTTTCGATATACATCGTCTGAAATAGTTCAGGCCGGACTACGAAATCAGATGCTGTTCCAATAGGCATTGTATTCTATTATTTTGGTAGTTCGCAAAATGGAACTCCGCCATCATGAGACCGGGCGTACCCGTGCTTCTCGATGTAGTCGGCCTTAGCCTTGGCATCCTTATTTAGGGACGACTGCGTAAGACCGGACCCGGAACCGCCACCTACCTCCTGTCCTGGGCGACCAGTACGGGAGGCATTGCGAGCCTCAGGCTTCAGGAACCGCTTGTACGATTCCATAGAGGCCAGCTCTTTGGCGTACTCCGCAGGCGAAGTGTTTGAGCCTTCAATTGCCAGATTACCATCATCCAGTATGAACTTGTCGCCGAAGTAAATCTCCGCGGGGGAGGGCTTGCCGGGTTCAGGTCGCGTGTAAAACGAATCATCGAAACCCGCACTTTCCAGCACGGGCCCCATTTCCCGGTACTTGACTTGCGCTTCCAGGGTCTTTGCCCTCTCTTCGACGCTGGAGTATTTCTCCTGTAGCGGCTTAAGGTGAGCACTTTCCCATCGCTTACGCAATTCGTCCTCGTTCACGTCCGCCCCACTATGGGACTCCAAGACGCGGGCTATGATCGACTCGTCTTCATGCGCCTTGTCCTTGTGGACATGGTTAGCAAACCGGCGGTTGATCTCTGCCTGAACCGATTCGCCAAATTTGGCCTTCGATTCATACTTGGACTCAAGTTCAGACTTTGAAAGAACGATATGGTCGTCTTCGAGCGGCTTGTATTCATCGCCGTCTTTGACGTAGTATTCTGGCATCTCGATATTTGTCTATGCGCTTCGGAGCGCGTTCACGGAAAGCATCGCCGTACTAATTGCCCTTCCGGTAGGGCAGGCCCGTACGGGTAGACCTGATGTTATACGCGAAGATAACGCGAGTTCTTTGTGCGTGCCAACGAATTGAAAAAATAAAGTTAGTTCTTGATAACAAGGTTTCCCTTGCCGTCATCCCCGATTGTTGCATACTCCGAACCATACTCATACTTATTCCACCCGGCGCCCAAAAACTCAACCAGCGGAGCCGTATACACCCTTGTGCACTTTTGCCCCGTCTCTGGGCAGTGCGTCAGGGCCTCGTACTCTTTCATGCTCTGCTCGGCTTCAAAGTAGGTCCCGTCTTCTCGCTTGTATCCATATGTAGCCATTATACCCTCCTAAACTCTTTATGACACCGACAATTGCTTTTGCATATCCGCTCTCCGATGTTTATCAGGGTGCCGATCTCGACCCATCCTTTTGCCGCCTCAGATAAACACTCGCTACAGTGATCCGCCGCCGCAAGCACGCTCTTCTCTTCGTTCATGCCGCGAAGTGCCATTTCCTGCGTCAATGCAGACGTGTATGATACACGGCCAGCCTGTGCGTATAGGACCGCACGACGTACGAAGCGGCCGTCGAGAGGAAGGCCATTCGATATTTGACGGGCAAATTGATTCAACTTCGCATATTGAAAGCGCAGTTCATTGCCCACGCGCCCAAAGTCTGACTGCGACATCTGCTTCCAACCACCACGGGCCAGAGATCCGCTTGCCAAATGAATATCCTTGATCGCGTCTCGCATGGCTAACTGCCACTGCGACACAGTAATCGTCCCTTCGCGTAGTTGCTGGGCCAGCCCGAGTACTTTCCTCTCATGACTATCCAGCGTCTCATCCAGATAGAATCTGACGGTAGCGAATGATACAAAGCGGCCATTTTGCCCGATGTATCTACCGGCGATCTCATTCCACCTATAGCGCGACTCATTCATCTATGGCCTCAGCATCCAGAATATCCTTGGCCTCTTCCGGGGCATTGGTACGCCACATCACAGCCGCGCTCTGTATGTCTTCATCCGTGATTTCTGACATACGCTCAATATCTTCTTCTGACCATACTATGGACATCGGCGTTCCGGTGTGCCCTCCAATATCATGTCGAGCTTGCAGTTAGCTCTGCCAATGGCAGTAAGAACCTCTTTCTGGTTATCCTGCATGACCTCCACCTTCGCCTCAAGGTCATCTACCCTGGATGGGATTGTTGAGTATTGCGTAAGCGTAGCGCCAGCAAGGACGGAGGCCGCAATGATCGCACCGAGGGCGATCCAAAAGCGGTGTGCTTCATCGAGGCACTTCCATGCGTTCATCCTATAATTCCTCCTCTACGATGATGTCTCGCCCTACGGTATCGAGACGTTCTATGGTTTCTTTGGTAATCCCCTCCTGGGCAATTCTCGCAGCCGTCCCCGCATCCAGATGATTCAATAGTCCAGCAAGTGACGTAGACTGGCTGGAGGCAAGCGAATTGATGTCAATCGGACGGAAGTTGCGGCTGCGCTTCACGCGGGCATTCAGCCACGACTCCGGATTGTTCGGTGCCATGAGCTGTGATGCAATGAACATCGTGTCATTCTCAAACTCATCCACTATGTCCGTCATGATGGACAGAAACGACGTGCGGCCCGATGCCTCATCATATGCAATTTCTGTGGCACTGCGCTCAATAGATGGCGAGTTCATGCGCTGGTGGTTCGTCACGTAGAACTGCTTAACCTCTTCTGCAAAGACCTTGTAGGCCTCTGCGCCGTTTGAGCTGTCAGGGCTTATGAATGACCACTTGCCCAAAAGACCGTTGGCGCCGTTGCCAATCATTTCCATCGCGTCTTCGAACTGCTTCTTGTCGCCCTCCTCAAGACGCAAGCGGGGATGGTTGATGACACGGAAGTTCCACCTGGCGTCTGACAAGAGGTTATAGAGCATGTTATGATCCATCGCCATCTGGAAGCCGACATAGCGGCCCATCACGTCGGATAGCCGCGCGCGTGTAAACGGCAGGCGCTTGCGGTCCTTGTCGGGCGTAGAGTAGAATGGATATGCCCAGTCCTCTGCGTCGTCGAGCGTTATGCTCCTTACACCGTCCTCAGCAACATTAACGCGCCAACGCGCCCACCCTTCGGTGTGATACTCCGTGAACATGTCAACCACGGTCGCAGGCTCATGGAAATTGTTTCGCTGCAATCGCGTTTCATGAATCAGCACCCAGACAGGTATGCCGTCTTTGTCATGCTGGTCTACAATGCGGTTAGGATCGATCAGGTGGACGCGCGGATACTCGGCAGACCCAAGTTCCGTGAAGGCCCAAACCACATCATCCACAATCAAATCGGTCTTGACCTTCGTGTATGCGGCAGGCATGTTGCGGCCCGTCCCGTCAATGTCATGCCACATGCGGAAAAAGACGCTTGACGGATCAGTAGGGTCGCCAAGCGGGTCGCCATACTCCCGAACGGCATCAGACTCCACCGCATTCAGCCCGCCAACATACGTCTCAATAAGGGCAGGCATGTGTGAGGGGAAACGAGTTATGGACGCACGTTCACGGAAAGCGTCAGCGGATTCCCCTAACGACCTGCGACGCAAGTATGTACCGTTGGCCGATCCTCGGTCTCCTACACCGTAACCGAGGTCAATCTCTACCTCAGATAGCCGCTTCCTGCCGGGAATGCCGCTGATGTCCATGAAGTTAGAATACTCCCGCCTGACGCCAGCGCCGGGGGCAGGATCGACCATTCTGCCCGCCTCCTGCTGTGACACAAGGAGGGCATCACCCGTAAACTGGTCGCGAGCGAATTGGCGCTTAAATGCGTCGCTATAGTACGACGGATGCCTATTGTCAACCCATATCTTGGACATATCAGATTATGTTTATGAATCCCGCTGCCGTTTCGCGCGTAGGCCGTGGCGAATAAACCGCCATTTCAAGCGCATTGCGCCTGTCCGGGCTTCGACCTATAACCCCCTTCATATATTTCTTATCCACCACCTTCCTACGGCCCTTGCTGTCAAGGTCGTAGGTTGTGTTTTGTAGTTCCTCAATCAGGTCCTTGTCATCCGGTATGGCCCCGCCAGCCTTCATCCAGTCAGCAAGGGCGAAGGCCATCTCGCTGCCTACGTTGGTGTAATTATCTGAATCGTAAGCGGGACTTTGGACGTGCAGTGTGCGCACCACAATCCCAAGTTGGTGTGTCCTGTCCATGTGCATAAGTGCGTCGACAGGAGAAGACCCAAGTCCAATTTCATCTATCTTTACCTCTATTTCTTTGTCTGTAGGCCGCCGTACTCTGGCAACCGTGTCGCACACCTTTGCTGCCACCTGGAAGCCGTCACTGCCCGACATTGCTACCGGGTCCATGGCCCAAAGGCCACGCACCGGGTAAATAATCGTTTCATCCGGGCCGAAGCGAGCAACATCGACGCCGATGCGAAGAACGCCCTCCCTTGAGGTGTCTTCGTAGCGGGAACGTGCCCTTTCGATATTCTCAAGGCCGTACACCGTGTTGTCGCCGTGTCCGGGGAATTCCCCCATTACGCGCACGCGGTACAGGATGGAATCCTCGCCCCACTGGTCCTTCTTCTGCTGACACCACTCCTTTGTGGCAAGGCCCGGGATGTGGCATTCGCCCGTTACGTTTGGGCTGTCCCAAGACCGTATCTTGATGGTGTGCCAATGTTTACTATACTTCTGAAAGGCATTGATGAAAAAGCCCGACATCCGCGTGCCCTGGGAGGCCATGACCATCTTAGCGCCGCCAGCCATGTTCCCTTCCATCGCCTCAAAAACGGGGTCTTCAACGCCCGATGCTTCGTCGATCAGGTATAGGACGTGGGGCGAAGAGATGCCGGCCGCATTCTCCGCCTCTTTTGCGGAGAAGCCGAATATCTGATTACCCGACGTGAATGTCAGGCCCGTGGCGGGATCAAGTGAAGGGGGCTTGACACACACCTTGCTCAAAACGGACTCGTTTCGGCGGTATGCAGCGCGGATCTCTCTCCATGCAATGTCCTTCACCTGATTGAAGGACGCGGCGGACAGGGCGACGCGGGCGTCCTCCCCTCGGAGGTGCCAGTAAAAGGCCCACCACAGGGCCAGAACCATAAAGGACCGTGACTTGCTCGTCTTGTGCCCGGAGCGTATGGCTACCTGGTCATTATCCCTGACGGCGCGTAGCATCTCCCGCTGCCGTGACCACGTAGTCTCCCCCAAGACGTTTTCAGCAAACCACACCGGATCCCAGCATTTGTCCGCCAGAATCCGTATGTCCTCTGGTGTAGGCATGTCAAAGAACTACTTTTTACGGGCCGCAATGACCAGTTCGTCAAATACCGACAAATCGGCCCCCGCGTCTGATGACTTGTAGCCTCCGTAATGTTTCATAAGACGATCCATGGTCGCTATCGGATCGTGGAACTCAAACTCTGTTCCATAGCGCGTGGGCTTCATCTTTTTCAGTATGATGCCGTAGCCATCGTTCCTCATCCTCTCGATGTCGAACTGGTACTCCTGCACGAGGCTCGATATATCGCCGTCGCAGTGTGGGCATCGGCACTCCTGCTGGACCATATAGTCCATCAGGTTCGCCTCGCTGATGGTAGACAGCTTGTCAACAATGTCCGGAATAGCCATGTTGATGGCCTCCCGGTTCGCCTCCAGCCGCTTCTCTACCTCAGCTTTAATATGTGGTAGAATAAATATCTTGTGGGCATACTGCCGCGCGGCTCGGTAGCCGCGGCCATCGTCTTCCTGCCCCTCGGGCGGCGTTCCCACATAGTACCCGGCAGCGATGTACGACTGTACCTTGTTCTTGTATGTCTTGCTCGACGGATCAGTGTAAAGGTCCACAAGGGCCTTTTGCATGTCCGTGAACTCGTGGTATGTCTTAAGATCAGTTTCGGCAGGCATGGTAATCCATCACATTATGGTACCGAAGGTAAGGCGTTGCGGTTCATGGCTCCAACGAATTAGAAAAATAAAGTTCACCAACACTTCACAATTTTGTTTTGACAATAACGCTGTGTTGCTTATATTCACATCATGTTAAACGAAAAGCGCGGGCGCACGCCGCTCGTGGAGGAAATATCATGGCGCGAGGAATAAACAAAGTCATTCTTATCGGCAACCTGGGGCAGGATCCAGAGCTACGGCATACAGGGTCCGGGACAGCCGTATGTAACATGCGGTTAGCAACAAACGACTCTTACAAAGACGCGTCCGGCGAGTGGGTTGAGCGTACGGAATGGCATAACGTCGTTGCGTGGGGACGGCTGGCAGAAATTTGTGGTGAGTATCTGCACAGGGGATCACAGGTATACTTTGAAGGGTCTCTACAGACTCGCCAGTATGAAGACAAGGACGGAGTGACGAAGTACGCCACCGACATTAAGGCCCGGGAAATGATGATCCTGTCCGGCGATGTAGCCGGAGGCAAAAAGGACCCGGTGCCGCAGGCGGCGCCGACACCTACGCCGACGAAGACTGTGGCAAACCCATATGATGACTTGGGCAATTCTGAAAAGCCGGCCTGTGAGTTCGCCGCAGATGATGACTTGCCTTTCTAAACTACCGCAAGCGCTGACGAGTGGCTAATAGAAAATGCCAAGTAGCTCAGGCAATAGGGCAGCAAGATGAAGGACAATACCGACCAGGAAATCATCACTTCCATATCTGAATCCACCGGGCCGGACAAATACGTCGGCATGGAAGGATATGAAGTTAAAACCAACAGGCGTACAATAACTGTCCTCATTGAAAATGGGCAGCATTGCTGTGAGGAGTGGGGATACTGCTCATCCGACGATGATCTACAGGGCTATATCGGCGCTGCGTTACTGTCAATAAGCGTAACGGATGACCACTTGAACACGTGGGACTTTGAAGAGCGCTATGCTGGCGCGGCTCAATTCGTCACGCTCGCGACCAGCAAAGGCGTTTTCCAACTCGCCGTATACAACTGGCACAGCGGCTACTATGGACACACTATTGAAGTGAGGTCCGGCGATGAAGTGCTGATAGACGAAGTGCTTTAGCTGGAGCAACACCATGACAATCAAAGAAGGACGTTGCGCAACCTAACCGCCGAGTGCGACAGGGGCGTGAGTCCAGCCGTCAACAAACCAGAAAACACAATGACAAATCAGGACAGAATCAAAGC